GGGCTGATGACGGTCATTGGTGCATCTGTTTTTGCCACATTTTTATAAATTTTTATTTTTTATCTTTTTTATAAGTTATTTCCAAAATATAGGTATAAAGATGATATATTGTTTATCATAACTTTAATATCTGTTATTCTTGGCATATTAAGTATAGGTATGGTGTGTTGTTTCATTACTGGCGTCAGTGAGTATTTAGCCTATTTACAAAATCCGTTAGGGGCAACTTTGAATTATTTAATAACTGGACGGTAATTATTAGGAGTTAAATTTATGAATGGTAAACTTGATTCTTTTATTTTAGGTATATTATTTACTGTCAGTCTACAACTATATATGCGCAATAAATCTTATTTTAATCTGATTATATGTATACTTTTAATTTTGTATGCTATAAGACAAATAATATTTTAAGGAGAATTATTATGTTATATCGTTTTATTTTTAAAATACTAAAAGAATTAGCGGAAACTCAGCAAGATTTAGAAATAACAAGATCTAGTAACATGACAATTTTAACTTTATTATTAGAAAAGAAAATCTGTAGTAAAGAAGAATATGTTTCTACATTTAATGAAATACAATCTAAGAATATGGAAAATATTAATCAAATTAAGAATAAAATTCACGAAATAGAAGAACAAATTAAACAATATGAACAACAAATGAGAAAGAAGGGTTAATAATGTTAATTAAAGCTACAGCTATAGTTAAATTTAGTGGTATTTATAAATGGGATATTATCAATCCCCTTAAAGATTGTCTTAAAAATGGAAAACCAATAAAAAATGAACAACTGGGGTATGAATGTAATGTTTTTGATTTATTCATTCACAATGCAACAAAAGCC